TTTTGCTGCTCCAGTTCTATCCAAAGTTGATGTAACCTTAGCTTCACTGATAGCAACTTCCCTCGGAGTTCCCGATGCGATTAGTCTTGCAATTTTAATTTGTTCCTTTATCGTCATAGTTCTCGTTGCTACAGAAATTATTTATATTGTTTAGTAACCTTGACACCTTTGTCATAACCAGGTGTCATTCTCTTTACATATTCTAAGAATCCTCTAGTTCCAACAAGAGTGTTTGGATGTGTCTTATCTCTCATCAATCTATCCATTTTAACTTCAGTATATTCTTGTAAATCTTTCAACCAAGATTTGAACATAATACCATTTTCACATACACAAATTACATAATTAGTTCCTCTACGAATAATCTCACCGTGTAGTCCAGTGTTGATATTCTCTACCTTGTCACCAAGATTTAATATATTACCACTACGATATTCTTCACGAAGTGTATCAGGATCAAGTTTTGGTGCAATCTCCCAAAGGAATGACTCTTTAACATTCATTGACTTACGAACATTATTAAAGAGTTCACGTTTTTGCATTGTCTTCAATGCTGGTGGTAAACCTTTTACAAATGATTGGAAGTCACCATCAGTTGCGTATGCTCTCATCTTAGATGCTGACATACCTGTAACATCATCTGCATCAGGGTCTCTTGCTCCACCAGATACAACAACTATATTTTCAAAGTTATAAAGATCTGATCCATTATACTTTTGTGCCAATCCTTGAAACTCTGAGAGGCGATCTTGTCCAACTACAATCGTAGCATTCTTATACTTTTCATTATATGCAGATACTAATGCATCGAATATTGTTTTAGTGCCAGCATCATCAATAATATTCTCCTCATAATCAGGGAACATTTGTTTCATAAAATTAATTTTCATACCAGGATCAAGTGGATTCTTCTTTGGATCCTGAGTACGACTTGGATATATCTTTAAATCACCGCTAATTCTTTTTGCTTCTCTTTGAGCAGACTGTAGAAGTTTTTGATGTCCAACTGTTGGTGGATTAAATCTACCAAACACAAGAACAATACCTTCACTCTTTTCAGTTTCTTGTGGTTTCTCTTGCTGTTGCTGTACTGATTTTACTTTCTTAACTGGTGCAGGTGTTTCTGCTGCTTTCTTTGGTGCAGGTTTATCATCTTGTGGTTTTGCTCCACCCTGACCATAAAACTTTAATTTTCCTTGTTCAGTTTTTGCAACAAACTTTCCTTTCGCATCGTACCAGCCTCCATGACCATCTCCAACAAGACCTAGCAATTTTGCCTGTCTTGATGCAGAAGTCTCTGTTGCTTCTCTCAAAAAATTATTAAAACTTCGCATAATTTGTGTTTAAAGGAATAATTATTCACACTGATATACACTTATTTATTCCACTTTTTGTTTAGGTTAAAATTAGCATATGAAAACTGCTTACGATTAATCAATTTAAATGTACCATATTCATTAGTCATCACATACCCTTCGTGTCCGCATTCTTCATCACCGATAAAACAATCAACAGATTCAAATGTTTCTACACTCTCCATCAATAACTCTTTGATCTCAATTAGAAACTTATAAAGTTGAAAAAGATTCTTACCAAATCCTGTCTCTTTAGATAATTGAGAAGCATTCAACTCTCTACCTTCACGAATATATTTGTTGACAGCAATCTTTAACTTCTTACCTTCTTCCTCAGTTGGAAACTTGATAAACTTAGCAGCAACACGAGCAGCTGCGATGTACAAACTTAACTTGTAATTAGGTGTATTCAACTTAGCATCAGTGTTTAGAAACTTAGTTTCTTCTTGAGAGAATGGATCTGTCTTTGCACGATTCAAATCATACTCATCAGTGCTGACAGGAAAAGGAAACTCAAAGAATGCTTCCATATCTTTGAGAGTGTGTCCTTTATATTCTGTATGTGCAGCAACAACAATATTATGACGATCATGAATTGGTGGATGAAACTTGTAAGTAATAGTATTTGGATTGTATTCTTTTGCACCACCATATCCAATAAAATCACACTGATATACACCTCTGATTCTTGGTAAACTCTCAAGACACATATGAAGTATTGATGCAACTGCTGGCACATGACCATGATTCACTTCAATATCATTATGATTGTAGTTGATCTTGACTTGAACTTAGTTGAAAACACTCTTTGTTCCAACAAAGAAACGATTGTTGTCTGGATTGATACCCCATACAATTGCAGGTGCACCATCATACTTAACTGTGATATTGCTTTTCTTCTCTTGTAAAAAATTTAGGATAGTGTGAAGACCCTTACGACCACTCGTAAAAATTGAATCTTCTGGATGTTCGAGATGCTTATTCTTCATACCCATATTATAGTCCAATTATGGGTATAAGTCCAGTGGTAGTGGACAGTTTGCTAACTGGTTAAAGCCCAATCAAGTGCTTTTTTTGCAGTTGATAGCATCTTAATTTTCTTATAATCTCTTGCATACGGAACTGTAATATGAAATCCAAGAAGATCTCCCTCTGGATCATCTGGAATACCAACTGGTTGTACAAAAAATATACCTGCGTGTGCTACACACTTCCACCCAATATCGACGAATCCAAGATCTCGTAATGCACATTCTAACTTAAGAGAATGGCATCCCTCTTCTAAGTTCATACGGTTAACCGAATCTTAACTTATATAGTTTTACTTCTTCCAACAACCATGACAGCCTTGCCATACTTCTTTTTGACAAGTTCAAGTGCAGATGGGCCTTTGTTTACCTTCTGTGTCTTTTTCATTTCTGCACTTGGTGGCATCGTAGTTCCATCTTTCTTATCCTTAGATGGTTTTACTCTTCCCATATCTCTTGCAATATCATATCCCTCTTCTGGAATATAATCTTCATTTGCTGCCATCGATTTAACTTTTCGTTTGACTCGATCACGGATTGATGTGGCAACCATTTTTAATTTTTTATCTGTTGAGTATGGATTCTCTTGTCTCTTTCTTATCTTCTCATCCTTTTTGATACTTGCCATCTTTAGTGCTCTTGAAACCATAGTGCGTTTACTATTAGGTTTTGGTCTGGGATTTACTCTATCAATTACACGAGCAACTTTTAATGCAGGCCCTACTCTGTCACTACCATATCCTTCAGAAGTTGTAGTGGTATGCTGTTCGTCAGGTGTATTCTTTTTGAGGTTCTTTTCTTTTTCTTTCTTAGAAATTTTTGGGCCTCCTACTGGATCACCATACTCATCTCTTTTGACTTCTTCTTTTCTTAGTTTCTTAGCAACTGCATCTCTTTCTTTCATTCTAAGTATTGCTTCTTTCTTTGCCTTATCTTTCATCATCATAGAATGAGTAGTGATGCCAACTTCTTCTTTTACACCACGTTTTGCTTTATGCTCTTCTCTTCTCTTAGTAATTAATTCACCTCTTGTAGCATCTTTTGTAATCTTCTTTCCAGTCATAATATCAGGTAACTCACCAGATGTCCCAAACTTTCTTTTATTTCTGATTGTTGCTTTACCATAAGTTGAAGCACCTGCCTCATACTTTGCTTCAATCATATTACCTTCTGGTTCATGTGAAGATGTGATGTCAGCACCTGCACCAGCTCTAACTGCCTGTAACTTTTTCATTAAGACTTGCTTTTTAATCATTGCTTGTCTCTTCATCTTTGCTTTCACAGAAGGGTCTTCTTTTTCTACCTCTTCTTTCTTCATTTTTTTCTTAGCATTCTTTTTATAGTATTCAGTCTTCTTTGGATCAGAACCTAAGAAATAATCCATAGAGGAACCTGACTTATCATACTTAATTTTTTCCTCCACACTTTCAACTTCTTCTTTCTTCATTGCTTGCTTACGAATCGTAGCAAAGTAAACTTTCTTTCCTTCTTCCTTACCATACTGTGCTTGCATATTCTTTTTCATATCAGAGTCATCATATTTTTTCTTGAGCATCGTATCTTTTCTCTTCTCTGATGCAGTCATTGTTCTCTCATATATCTCTTGCATCAACTCATCACTGAGTTTTAACATTACTTTGTTTGCTCCTTCAGTATCAGAAGCAAAATTTTCTGCAATGATATAATCGTGGACTACATCATATAATAAAGTTTCTTCCTTCTTAACATCAGTTGTTATACCAACTGGTTTTTTCTTTTTTGCTAATACATCTTTAGCAGCAAGTGCTGCGAGTCCTCCAGCTGCTGCGTATGGAGCAACTTTTTTTGCAGTTTTAATTGCTTTGTATGTTTTAACACCAGTGTCGATTGCTTTTGGAATGTTTGTAATAGCTTTGCGAATTAAAGGCCCAGAAACAAAGGGTTGAGTTAAGACTTCATTAACTTCAACCTCTTCCTTTTGTG